ACGTTGTAAATCGTTTTCGCTCATATTGCTTGGCTTACCATCCAATTCAAAAAGTTCTTTGAAGTGGACAATGTAATATTTACCTTGTTTGTGTAGGATATGGCAAGACTGATAAAGAATATTATCGTTCTTTGCTGCAACACCGATGCGCGTGAGAGTTTCGCGAACTTTAAGGAAGTCGTCTTGCTTTTCTAATGTGACTTCTACTAATTTTTCGACCATGGTCAATCACCCTTATATAACTGTTTTTTCATCGCGGCGATCTGGTCGTCAGAAAGAATTTTACATGCTTCCTCAGCCTTCGCATCGGAATAGCCATAATATTCTTTAACAACATTCAAATCACTACTTTGAGCCTTTTTGTGCCATTTAGAGTATGGACGTTTCGAGGCTCTTACAATATTTAGGAGAAAGTCATATTTGAGTTTGTTGTCGAGAGTCGTGTATTTGTTCATCTCGTTCGCCAGGAGAACGGTGTCTCGATGATAAGAAAGCGCACGATTGACCATGAACGATGAATATGACTTTTCGTCCTGTTCTGTCAGGAGAGCATATTCTTTCGTCTGTAGAATTGACGGAATGATTTCTTTAAAAAGATCAGCCATTGAACTTGCACTCCACCATCATTTCTGTTAGACATGCGGTGAGATTCAGTTCCTGGTCGGCAACAAACGCTGCTTGATATTGATACTTTGCGAGAATTAACACTGCGTTTGGGATTGTTGATTTATCCATAATATCATAAAGACTATCATAGATCTTACGATAGATTTTCGCTGGATCATCACCACCGAAATCAGCAACCCATTTACGCATTGCGCTGAAGTTTTGTTCTTTAAGTGATGTTACCAATTCATTTAGAGAAACATCAGCAATGCTGGAGAGAATACCAGAATCAATTTTACCACTGACAGAATATCTTTGAAGTTCATTTAGAACACGACGATAATCTGGAAAGTGTTTCTTGACAACTTCAGCAAGAACTGCTTTGTCAAACGGAATCTTTTCTACGTTCAGAATTTCAGATGCACGTTTCATAAACGCCATCGCCATCTTGGGTTTATCTTCCTTTCGAAGTTTAAACTCAATCACGGCGCAACGAGAATGCAACGGCTCAATGATACGATTCTTGTAATTACAAGTCATGATGAAAGTGCAGTTATGCGCAAACTCTTCCATCGCAGCACGCATGGCTGGTTGAGTTGAGTTTGGATTTAGATAATCTGCTTCATCGATGATGATAACTTTCTTGCCGCCACTCAGAGACATGGCACTCGCATAGTTCTTTATTTTGACTCGGAAGGTATCAATGCCTGACTCATCTGATCCGTTAATGATCAGATAATCACAACCAATCTCATCACACAGTGCTCGAGCAACTGTAGTCTTACCAGTTCCTGGACCACCACAAAGTAACAAATGCGGAATCTCTTTCCGATCCACATAGGACTGGAAAGTTGTTTTATATTCTTCAGGAAGGATACACTCAGCAATCGTATGCGGTCGATACTTCTCTACCCACAACGCTTCGTTCATAATAAAAATTCCTCAATTATTCAGTGACTATTCTACGCCATTTACCGTTCTGATTTAAGTACAAGTTTCCGTCTGGACCGACAGCAATACTTGCTTGCACATTTTTGCGAGTGCCTGCAACATATTCCCGACCAAAAGTATATTGATTTGGTTTTGGTGGGACGATCTCGCCGTATTCTGCTCCAAGGGTTAGTTTGCCATTGAAGCCATCGGCTTGAATTTCTTTGATTGCTTTGGATTTGTCTGAGTCTGGTAGAATAGCAGCGGCAGCAACAACACCACCTGATGCTACACCTGCGCCAAGACCAAGATACTTGAAGAAATTACGTCTTGTCGCCATACTTACGCATCCATAATACATGAAATAATATTAACAGATTCATAGCAGCAATACCGTATACATCTGGAACCCAGTCTGTAAATGTATTGACCAACGTAAAGATAGAAACTGCTAAGAGAGTTAGAACAATTGCCAATTCAACTTTCATTGAGTTCATAATAAAACTCCATAATAAAAAGAAGATGGGGCGGGGACGGTGAGTTCCCATGGCGAGCAGTCTGGCGGATCGTGCCATCAATAAGAAGATTGCACCCCAATACTCTTATTTAGCCACCGTTTCGTAAATAGATTGAAAATCGCTTTGCTCAGCAACTTCTTCTTCATAATTACGCTTGTGGTAAACACGCGCCAGTTTTCGACCCAACTTCTTTGGAATCTCACACTCATCTTGCATTTTCTGAAGAATCTCTCGAATCAGATCACGTTCTGCTTCAATGCGAGTCAGAGAGTTTGAAATTTCTTGGAGACATCCAAGAATTTTTGCTTTATCAATTGCCATGATTATTCATCCCCAAATGTCGAGTTTGCTGCTTCAATCGCGATATAGTAAGTAATTGGAATAGTCTTATGCTTAAACTGCGCGAGACCTTTCTTAGCGATTGCAACATCATACGAACCGTCAAGAAGTTTAAAGTTTTCAACCTTCATCACAACTCGAAACTTCGAACCATCACCAGTGCCAATCTCCACCTTTGATTGATCAGCAGAATCATCCTTCACATCAGTTGCGATGAAATGAATCACACTACCATCACTTTCAAAAACAAAGTTTGGTGATCCAGAAATGCCAGCACTCTTGCGCATCCATTCTAGATCTTCATGAGAAAGGCTGAATGTGCAATCAGGTGCAGTAAACGTGATTGACTTCTCAGGTGGAGTCACAATCACTTTTGGTGAGCAATACTTAATATAGTCTGACTTCTTTTTATTCTCAGTGCTGATGTTAAGTTTATCAGAATCAAACGCCAATTCTGCATCCTTGTACAAAGACACTTTTGCCAAGAGTTTGTTTAGATCATACAATGCAAACTCTTGAGGGAAATTCTCAGTTACAGTTGCCTCAACAAAAATTGTTTTAAGAGGAGAAATTGTTTTCAAAACATTACCAGCCTTGAACTGAAGGCTTTGATTGATGCCTGAAAAGTTTTTAAGAACATTCACAGTATTTTCAGAAAGTTTCATAATTAACGACCTCATTTGCTTCAATACGATTATTATATATCGAATCAACTATTTTGTCAACTCGAATCTTCAACTCATCTAATGAACAATTATTATCCATTACAATGTCATAGTCACTACCAATCCATGCCCACTCAGAATAATGCACTTCTGGATAAGCATTGCGCATTACATCTAGGTTTTTGTAACCTAAATTACATTCTCGAGCAAGTGAATACCACTCAGGATCATCACCACGGCGAACACGAATAACCTTGCCACCGCTATCTTTGATTGCTTTAATTTCATTTGGGAATCTCACATCAGCAATTACATAATTTAATTCAGGGGATTGTTCGCAGCGCCGCATCACTGTATGAACCCAGAGGTCAGGATGAAAAACTCCACGACCTGCCTCTGTGCCCATCAGTTGTAATGCGAGTCTTGGTGAAAACTCTTTACTGAGTTTATTTGACCACCATTCATCTTTTGTTTCACGCCATGCTCGAGATTCTGGAGTGTCACCCTCAAGCATGGCGCGATCCCAACCAAAGATGATTGCGCATGCATCTTTGACGCTGTTGGCATAACTCTCTTTGATATAGCCATGACGCTCAACCAAGAGATCTGCGACTGTGCCTTTCCCCGCTCCGATAAAGCCAACAAGACCTACTATCATACGATGTTTTAATTTAGAGAGCGCCAACCCAATTGGCGATAGCAGGAAGATCGCCAGTGAACGCATATGTTCCAACATGGTGAGTCTTCATCCATGGACACAACCAAATCTGTCCACCGATTCTACGCCACCATTGGCAAAACATATAATCTTCAGAAAGATAACGATCAGATCCGCCAACTTCTTTTTCTTGACCATCAATGTTAATTACACGTTTACGATCAATAACAGTATCGAAGTAAGCATGAATATAACGAGTGCCGTCAAAATTTGCTTGACCAACGTGATCTGGTCGATAACTGAACTCAGGATAGGCTTCTCGGAAGCGATCAAACACTTCACGCTTAACCATCATAAATCCTGTTCCGATTTCCAAAACTTCTACTGGTTCAGCAACACTGAACTTTTCAGTTCCTGGCGCAGGATTGAACACATAATCGCCAGCCAATTTTTCCATTTCTGATATTGGGAGATCAGGGTGACGCTTCAATCCTTCTTTAATTGCGCTCCACTTGATAGACTTTTTCGGATATGGTCCACCGCTTACGTCTTTATCAAGAGCAAGAAGTGCAATCACATCACGCGGATCATAATGAATGTCAGCGTCAATAAAAAGAAGATGAGTGTATCCTTCAGCACGAAGGAACTCATCAACAAGATAGTTACGTGCTCTTGTAATTAGAGATTCATTAAAGATAAATGAGAATCGAACATCAATCCCGTACTGCGCGCACAATGATTGTAGATCTAGGCATGACTTTGCGTACATACCATGCGACATACCACCATACATTGGTGTCGCTACAAACAATTTCTTCTTGCGAAGTTCTTCTACTTTTACTTCTAATTGCATATTAACTCCAGAGTGTAAAATTCAAACCACTAACTATATAGTCAACCAAACATATCATCTAATGTGCTTGTCACATTAAGTTTATTAGAAAATTTAAAGTGATCGCACCAAACTGAATCAACAGTATCGTTTAACTCGCCAGTAAACTTGCCTGTTTGAGTTTCGAGTAATCCTGTTGCCAGTGCAATGTATTCGGATGCAATATTCTTACGATCAAACTTTTTAACAAATTCCCAGTTATTGGCGACAATCTTACCATAATCAAACGGCTGCATCATCAAGAATTTATTACAAAGATCACCAAACTGTTTCGGCGTGGCATCCCAAGGAATCATTAAGTAGTTCTTGCCTGGCTTGAGTAGACCTTCGCCTTTCTCATTATCAGAAACGCCAAGATTACGAGCAATCGGAACAACGCCCATGAGCATTGCGTCAACGACCACGCGATTGAAATGCTCGCCGTAAGTTCTTGACCATGAAGGATCAAGCAAGAATTTACTGTGGCTTAAAATTTCATCACGCTTTTGCTCAGAAACGAAACCGATATATTGCATGCCTTTATTAAGAGCATTCTGCCAGATAGGTTTGCCCGCACGATCTGGTGTTGCTTGGGGATCGCGTTCAAGTGTGCAATAATATTCTGGCTTACATTTATCTTTTGAAGCCATATAAGCACGTTCAATACCATCACCAGCAACAATGACTTGACCGTGAATATAAGGAACTGCTGCTACGAGGTCATCAACACGCTTCCATCGTTTGAATGTTTGAAGCGAGAAAATCGTATCTGTTTTCTCATCGAAAGATGTTCCGCGCTTTTTGGATATATCCTGAGGATTCAGAATCAAAGCACGTGGGATCTCCATAGATCCTGCTTGATTGAGTGCGCTTGGGTGAACGCAAGCCAGACCTGCTATATGTTTCCTCAGATGATGAATCCATGGGTAATTCTTTTTTAGATTGCCGTCGTGCACGATTATCACGTGCTTGGCTTTTACTTCGGTGAACATTCTTAGCCATGATTGTTTGCCCTCTGAATCTTGGCACTTGAAGCCAAAAATAGATTGCCAGATAACTATGTCATATTCGTTTGCAATCTTTACAAATTTATTGACATCGTCATCATTTATAAATGAAAGGTATTCGCCGCGCCAACCTTTACCTTGATGCACTGGGATGCCTGTGCCAGCGCCAATATCATAGCCTTCCTTATCATAATCATCAGAGAACTTGCCACCAGACTTTGTGCTCCGCAAATATACAAAACCAGTCTGATGACCAAGATCTTTGAAACCAGCAATCAATTGTTCAGCATGCGATATGATACCGCCAAAGTTATTAAAGTCGTGGACAACGGTCAATATCTTCATATCTTATTATTCCTGAATGCTTCTAGGCAATAAAAATTTCCAGACACGGATATTCTTTGTTTACTTGTTGAAAAAAATGGATACACACAATGCATCATATTACCTGGGAAAAATATAATTGTACCTTCATATGATGAATCCAAAAGAATTCTTGAAACTTCTATTGCTCCAGTGTAACTTGAGTACATAAATTCAAAGGTACCATTCTTATTATTAATACTTTCAATGTTTCCTTCATAATGGACCTGTTTTTCGTTTTTAAATTCATATGGGACTTGTACCCAAATCACGAAAGATGCTATAGCAGGACTATGATTATGCATTGGAGCATACTCAGTTGCTCGCATATAATTAGTCCATACTGGATCCATAATAAATTTTTCGCAAGAAACATTAAAAATATCGCGCCATCGTAAAAATGATTGGTTTAGATACTCCTCCATTTCTGGGAAATATGGTGTATCGTCTATTTCTTTTATACTCAAAATTTGAAGTGCACTTTTTCTATAGTTGTTGAAAGTATCTGACAATTCTCTTTTTTGTAAAACTTTTTCCTTTAGATTATTAAAGATATCAGTTGGTACTTTATCTATTGTTACACCAGGATTGTAAAGCTGAATTATGTCCATATTACGCAAACATATCATCTAAAGTTGAGATTTTAT